TAAACCTATGAAAACCTGTCCGCGCTGCGGCGATGATTTTGACCCGGATTCCGCCAGAAATAAAATCAACCGCATCTACGGCGAAGACGTCTATGAAAACTACTATTATTCCGAGGAGGAAGAGGTCTGCGCCGAATGTGCCCTGCGGGAAATCAGCGCCGATTACGGAACCGGGGAGGAGCTTGCGGAGGATATGGGCTCCGGCTGGGACGATTAAAAGCAAGAGTCCTTGCCTGGACTCCTGCCTTGTTTGGATCACCCGTTTCTTGTCTGTCTCTTTTCATCGATGAGTTTGAAGTTCCCAATCCACTTTTCCATCAGCGTAACAGGCCGCCTCACAACCGCCGCAATCTCTTCTGCATTTTTCCCTTCGTCATACAAACGGCGTGCGCGGCCAATGTCAATTATCAACATGGGACTTAATTTTTCTTCTCTCATCTTCATTGCTAAAAACCTCCTCAAAAAATATCGGGTGTTCTCCATAAAGCGCCCTGAATAATCCGCGGATAAAACGAAGAGACTGTGCAGCCCGCACGGCCTCTTCATTTTTTTGAGCCTGCCCGTTATTTTGCCGGCTTAAAGCGGCCAAACAGATTTCGGAATGTTGTGGACGAGTAGACGCCGGATTCCTCAAACTTGAATCCCCGTTTCATCCAGATTCCGTAGAACACCAACGGCAATATCAGTTCCGCGGCTGCAACACCCGTCCGCACATACCGGTCGATCTTCTGCTCCCGAAGCTGACGCGCCTGATTTTCCTCCTCGCGGGTCCGGTCGGCATCCTTAGCGGCAAGTTCCTCCTCACGCTGTCTGCTGTCCATCTCCCTCCGTTCAGATTTCTCCTCCACGTCAGCCCAAGCCTTGATCTCCTCGATGCGGAGCTTATGCAGCGACACCAGATCCCGAATCGCGTCACCTCTCCGCTCATCCTCGACCGGCAAGGTCTTCAAGTTCGAGATCTCCGTTTCGATCACATCGTCCAACAAAGTTTTGATCTCTGCCATATGCTTTATCTCCTTTCAAAATTTAGAGTTGGCTCCATAATAGCCGGTGTTATTCGTGCGGGATGAAGTCTTTGGCTTTGACCCGGAACGCAACCCGCTTTTTGCGGAGAATTGCGGATACGTCCGTATCCAGTTCCAGATATAGATGCGGCCCATCCACCGGGTCCGAATGGTCAACCCGTAAATCACCAACCGGACGGTCTTGAAACAGATGCATGCCAATCAAAATACCGATGCAAAGCGCTGCCATCACTGCGAAAATAACCATAAAAGCAACTCCTCCATTTGAACTGTTTTCTCAAATTTTCCTCCCGGGAATTTTTCAGGGTATCACTGTAACACGGTTTCCGGGCGGCTGCGTACGGAAAATGGAAAAAGCAAAGGGCCTGTTCAGCCCTTGCTTCTAGAGTTGAATTTCCATTTCAGCTCTTCCAGCTTTCTTGACGCCGTGTTCCTGACCTCTGGAATGGACGCGAGCGCGACCGCCATCGTGACGGCGGGCACAATCACCTGCCCGATCCAAAGGCGCAGCTCCCGGCTTGCCTCAATCTGCTTGTAAGTCATAATGCTATCACCTCCATAAAGGCCTCTGCTGTTTCCGCGTAAATATAAAAGGAAAGAGCCCGCGTTTCCGCAGGCCCTTCGCCAATCAGAATAAGGTCTTTCTCAATTCGGTATGACTAAAAAGTTTGAAGTATCGATACGTCACCGTGCTCGACTCAAATAAGTTTCCGTAATCTTCGGGTTTTACAACCACAATTCCGATACGATGGTCATACTTGATTGTGTGGCCAGCTTTGTATAGGA